CCGATCTTGGTGGGGGCGTCGAGTGCGGGAGCCAGACTGCCTGGCTCCGTGGTCACACGCCGGCCGCAGAAGCGGGTGCGGCTATCGGACCTGCAACAAAAGAAGAGGGTCGGCCGATGAGCAAGGACGATAGGCCGCGTGGCGTCCGATGCCCTAATTGCCAGTCTGTTTTCGTGCCGGTGTATCGCACGGTGCGTAACCGATGGAGCATCGTGCGATATCGAAAATGCGTGCATTGCGGCCGGTCCTTCCGGACTTCTGAAAAATAGTTTGCCATATCTGGTAAGCATCGAAAAACCGCTCTGGTTTCTAGGCGTATATTTGGGCCGCTCTGCCTACATTTCAGGTATGAGCGACCTATCGAGCCAAATCCAAACGTCGGCCGCACAACCGGCCGAAGGCCGCGACGATGCCGGTAGCTTCAAACAGCATCCCTTGAAGGATGTAATCGAAGCCGACAAGCACCTCGCCAACGCGACCGCAGCCGCCTCGCCGAATCTGCCATTTCGCGTGGCGAAGTTCCGACCGCCTGGAGCCGTCTAAGTGCCGATCCTAGACCATATGGGCAACCCGATTGCCAGCACGCGAACCAACCCCTGGAAGAAGGTGTTGGCAAAGTACGACGCTGCGCAGACATCGGAAGAGAATCTTCGCCATTGGTCCTGGACAGACAGCCTTTCGGCCGACGCCGCCAATTCGCCGGAGGTGCGTCGGAAGCTCACCCAGCGAAGCCGGTACGAAGTATTCAATAACTCGTACTGCCGGAGCATGATCGAAACGCTGGCGGCTGATGTGATCGGCACCACGCCGCGGTTGCAACTGCGAACAGGCAACCGCGAAGCGGATGCGTTTATCGAGCGGGAGTTTGCGGCATGGGCCTTTGAAATCAAGCTCGGTCGCAAGCTGCGAACACTCCGTAAGTCGAAAGCACAAGACGGCGAGGGTGTTGGGCTGTTGACGACCAAACGGCGGCTGCCGACACCGGTTAAGCTCAACCTTCGCACTCTGGAAACAGAGCAGCTTGCAACTCCAGATCGGTGGGTTGCCGACCGCAACAGCGTAGACGGCGTGATCTTCGACGATGACGGCGACCCGATCCGCTATCACATTTTGCGGGACCATCCAGGCAGCAATATCGGCATTAGCGTGCTTGGCGAATACGACAGCTACCCGGCGGCTCGCGTGATCCACATGTTCCGCGAAGATCGGCCGGGCCAGCATCGCGGTATTCCCGAAACGCTTCCGGCATTGCGGCTGTTTGCTCAGCTTCGACGCTACACGCTGGCCGTGCTTGCCGCAGCCGAAACGGCGGCCGACTTCGCGGCGGTGATCCAGTCGGCGCAGCCGCCGGGATCGGGATTCGGCGATACCGGAGCTATTGGTGGCAACGTATCCGCTTCGCCCGAGGTCATGGATGTTTTTGAGTTGGCTCAGCGGATGGTCACGGTCCTTCCGGACGGCTACCAGCTAAGCCAGATCAAGGCCGAACAGCCGACCACGACCTACGGCGAGTTCAAGCGTGAAATCCTCGGCGAGGCGTTTGCCGCGATGGCGATGCCCTACAACGTCGGGGCACACGATAGCAGCGAGTTCAACTACGCATCCGGCAAGTTGGATCGGCTGACTTACAGCCGAATCATTGCCGTCGAACGCAGCGAATGGGTCCGCTCTTGCATCTGGCCGTTGTTCGTTTCGTGGTTCGATGAGGCGTCGTTGATCCCAGGCTATCTTCCGGACGGTCTGCCGCCGATGACCACCTGGCGATGGCTGGTTCATTGGGATGGCGTCGAGGATATCGACCCGGTGAAGGCCGCCAACGCGGCCAAGACGCTGGTTGAGGCTGGCTTGCTGAGCGAAGCCGCCTACCAGGCCGATCGCGGCCGGGACTGGGAAGAACATGAAGCCCAACGAGCGGAAGAGTTGGGCGTTAGCGTCGAGGAGTTCCGTAAACTCAAACGCGAGAAATTGTATGACACAAATCAAACGCAACCTGCCGGAACTAACGCCGGGTGAACGCATCCAGGCAACCGGTGAAGCGGTCCAATGGATCGAAGCCGCCGACGGCAGCAATGGCGTCGGTCGCTTCACGATGACCGCCTACACCGGCGGCCCGATGATGGTAGGCGGTTATATGTCGCCGGTAGTGATCGACCTGGCCGGACTGGAGGCGACTGGACCCAAACCGATTCTACTGAATCACAGCAGCCAGCAAATCGTCGGGCACGGCGAGGCGGAAGTCTCGGCCAGGACCGTGAAGGTTTCCGGTTCGATCAGTGGCGGCGGTTCAGCCGCGGAAGAGGTTCGGGCGTCCGGTCGCAACGGCTTCCCGTGGAAAGCCAGCGTCGGCGTGAGTGTTCAACGTGTGGAATTTGTCGAGCGAGATGCCACCGCGAAAGCGAACGGTCTGACCATCAAAGGTCCGGCCAACATCGTGCGGGCAGGCACGCTTCAGGAAGTTTCTTTTGTTCCTATTGCCGCCGATTCGCGGACTTCGGTTCAAGTCGCGGCCAGCCTCAAAGAGGGAAATCCCATGGATGAAAAACTGAAGGCGTACATCGAGGCCGCCGGCTTCGATCCGGACCAACTCAACGATGCTCAGGTTGAGCACTTCAAGGCCGAGCTGGCGAAGCAAGTGAAGCCGGAGCCGAAGGAAGACCCCAAGCCGGTCACGGCTTCGGGCGTCGTTTCCGAAGATCCGATCTTGGCTCATCGCAAGGCCATGGCGGCCGAGGCGCAGCGTGTGGCTGAGCTTGGCAAGATTTGTGCCGGCAATGCCGACATCTACGCGAAGGCGATCGGCGAGGGCTGGGACGCCAACAAGGCCAAGCTCGAAGTGTTGCTGGCCGAGCGTGGCAACGGTCCCGCCGTCCATGGCACCAGCGGCAATGCGATGCCGGATAGCCAGGTTGTCGAGTGTGCCTTCAGTCGCTCGGCCGGCTTGAACCATCCCGAGAAGCACTACTCGGAAAAGACTCTTGAAGCCAGCGATCGCTACCGGGCCCTTGGGCTCCAGGAAGTGTTGCTGATGTGCGCCGCGCAAAACGGCTACTCCGGCCGCATGGCGATCAACGACGGCAACCTCCGCGAGGTGATCCGCGCGGCCTTTTCGTCGCACACCATCACGACGCTGCTGACCACCGCAGGCAACAAGTTCCTGCTGGAAGGCTTCAACGCCATTCCGCAGACGTGGCGTGAGGTCGGCCGCAGCCGAAGTGTCTCGGACTTCAAGCAGGTTACGGCCTTCCGGCTCACGACCAGCCTCGAATACGAGGAAGTGCCCAACGGCGGCGAGATCAAGCCGGGCACGATGGGCCAAGAGTCCTACACCATGCAGGCGAAGACCTACGCCAAGATGCTCAGCCTGACCCGGCCGGACATCATCAACGACGATCTGTCGGCCTTCGACGATCTTCGCAACCGGCTCGGCATGGGTGCCGTCCTGGCGATGAACAAGCGTTTTTGGACGGTTTGGTTGGCGGCCGTCAACGCCGGCACGTTCTGGACCTCGGCACGCGGCAACTACCAGAGCGGTGCTTCGACCACGCTCGACGAAACCGGACTCAACGCGGCTGTGAAGCTGTTCCGCAATGCGACCGGGCCGGACGGCAACCTGTTGGGCTTGGAACCCGATCGGCTGTTGGTCCCGAGTGACCTGGAAGCGACCGCTCGCAAGCTGTACGTCTCACAGGAAATGCGAGACACCACGGCTTCGACGAAGTTCCAGACTTCCAACATCTACTTCAATCGATTCCGGCCGGTGATCGTGCCCGAGCTTTCCAACAGCAACTATACCGGCTACTCGGCTACTCATTGGTTCCTGGCGTGCAATCCCGAGATTCTCGCTTCGGCCGCCATGTGTTTCCTCAACGGTGTTGAGACGCCGACGATCGAAAGCTCGGACGCCGACTTCGACACGCTCGGAATCCAGATGCGTGGATACCACGACTTCGGCGTTTCGATGACCGAGTACCGGGCCAGTGTTCTTTCCGCGGGTGCCTAGCGTTTCCGCAAATCCATAGACACGAGTTTCCCAAGGACAAAGGAGTTTGAGATATGGCACAGACACCGTGCATTTACCGTGGTCAAGGCGCGAGCCTGGACTACCTGGCGAGTGCCGATAAGCTCGACGGCGAAATCGTGCTTGTTGGCAGCCGGGCGTTGATCGTCGATAAGGCGATCGACTACAGCGAAAACCCCAAGGGCACCGTCGTCAGCCGCGGGCTGTGGGACATTCCGCAGAAAGCCGAGACGATCGCCGCAGGTACGAAAGTGTATTGGGATTCGACCGGCGACCCTGTGACCGGCACTGCCGGCTCGGGTGCCGCGACCGCGACCGCCGGCAGCAACAAGCTGATCGGCATTGCGGCTCCGGTTCAGACCAACGGCACCGCGACCTCCGCCGCGACGGATACCTACGTTCGCGTGCTTGTCGAGGGCGAAAGCGTCAACGTCGCGACCGTCGCCGGCAGCATGACGGCCGACGACATCACCGGCTCGGATGCAGCGCTGACGATCGCGGGTATTGCCG